TTACATCTAGCCAGATTTGGGGGGATGCTGACGGATTGGGAATTGGATTCATAAATCAATTCTCTGAAATGAAGTGGTATATTAACGAATATCGCGGTGGGCAACCAGCACCAGATAACGAGGCCTATGCTTCATTGGTTTCGCAAACTTGGCACGATGCAGCGAGCCAAATAAAACGCGGAGAAATACACTTTGAAGAAATTGACGCGATTACATTTGACCAAATTACAACAAGGAAAAGCGAGTGGAGCAATCGAGGCAAGCTAGCAATACAATCAAAAGAAACACTACAAAAATCACCCGATAGAGGAGACGCGATACTTGGATCAATATTTTGCGGGGCTAGAATGTCGGGGAGAATGACCGCAGGCGCAATCGTGGCGACCAATGCCAGCCCGTTTGCGGCGCGTCGAGTGCGCGGATTCAACGCTATGTGAAATTAGTCTTGCAATCGGCAAAAAAGCATGATATTTCACTTGACATCATGACCGCCGACGAACGAAAGGGCATTGTTGCCCCATTACCAGCTTCATATCGCCAACAAGATTTTGACCTTGCCAATGTAACACCTGAGCAAGTGCGGAACATATTGCGCAACGTCCGCAATGGCAGGTTAGATGACCAAGACAGGCTTTTCCGAATGATGCTAGACTCATGGAGTCGATTGCGTAAATGCCTGAATGAAATAAGCGGCAATGTAACCGCGCTGGAAATGGAGATAAAGCCTGGAGTGCGTGAAGGCATGGAAGAACCAACCGCACAAGCCTTACAGATTTACGAAGTTGTCGAACGCGCGCTTGAATCGTATTCCCCCCGCCCTGCTTATTGGGAACTTGACGGAAAGGGCATGGTCAAAGCGTTAATTGATGCATACGCAAAAGGAATCGCTGTCATCGAAATCATTTGGCACGTTGAAAACGGCATTGTTTCGCCTAGATGTTATGCACCTGTTCCTGCTAAATATACGGCGTTCCCTACTCAAGCAAACGAGATTGACCGCCTTATGGTTGCGCCTGATGGGGTGAATTATTCAACTCTTAAAGACTTTCCAGAGGATAAGTTCTTAATCGGCATGTGGCAGCAAGGCGGAAATCATCCCGTTCATTCTGCGAACTTGCGATCACTAACGAAGTTTTGGCTTGCTGCTATCTATGGCCTAGGATGGGAAATGCAATACTGCCAACTTTTCGGCATACCTTGGAGGCACGTTGAAACGGATGGAAGCGATGGTGCAATGAGCGCAGCACAAGCCATGCTTGATGACATTGGAAGCGGTGGCGCGGCGGTAACTGGTCCAGGTGTAAAGCTGAACATTCTCGCAGGCGTTTCGTGCAGTAGTGATAGCAGCCCAACATCTAACTTAATGGATAGAGCAGACCGCGCTTGTGATATTCTCATGTTAGGGCAAACGCTCACAACCGATGTTGGAAGCAGTGGAAGCCTCGCACTTGGCGACGTTCACGCGACAGTTCGAGGAGACGTATTGCAAAGCGTTGCAACGTGGATTGCAGGAGTTATTACCACTCAGCTTATTCCATCTATCGTGCGTCTGAATTTTGGCGCATCAGTAGCGAGCGAGGACATGCCGTATTGCGAAATCGAGATACCAAAACCAAAGGATGAAAAAGCGATTGCCGAACGTGCGAAAGTAATTGTGAACGACTTGCAATTACCAGTTACAAGCAAATGGATTTACGATGAGCTATCAATTCCAGAACCTCAAGAGGGCGATGTTATCTTTGGCGGTGACAACGTGCCAGAAATCGAACCGCTAGAACCAGAGCTAACAGAATCAGCGCGAGCAAGCATTGACTTTCGACCTACCGAGGACATGGCGAAAGCGGCACAAGACGCGCTAGAAATCAGACGCACAAAACCATCATCAGAGCGAGGAATGACATCTGTTGGCATTGCCAGAGCTAGGGATATTTCCAATCGCTCAGAGCTATCTCCTGACACCGTAAAACGTATGGCTTCATTCTTCGCCCGTCATGAAGTTGACAAGAAAGGCGAGACATGGGGCGACAAGGGCAAGGGATGGCAAGCGTGGAACGGATGGGGCGGCGATGCTGGCCGTGAGTGGGCGAACGCTAAGGTAAAAGAACTTGAATCATGACCGATGAATCATTGCGAGAACTAGCGAGCGTATGGCTTGCGCCAGTCGATCAAGTCTTTGCAGATTTGATCGACAAGAGTTATCGCATGACGGCAGGCGCGTTTCAAATCGAAGTGCAAAACGTCATAGATAAAATCCCTAACATGTTTTATTTGCTAGACAAGCGAGCGTTTGAAACAGAACTTGAAAACGAGATGGGACAAGCGGCAATAAAGGCAATCAAGGAGAATTTATAGTATGGGATTTGGAATAAATAAGTATTCGTTGCCATCTGGCAAACCGCGTAAAAAGAGGGGTGCTGGTGGCAGTGGTGGCGGTGGAATAACGATCACAACCACAGGAATGGACTCAGCGGTAAGCGCAATGCTCAAGTTGCAATCGCCGGCCATTCGCAAAATAGCTATTGAAACAGGCAGTATTGACGCTATCGAATCACTTAGTCAATACTACAATCTAGGCGGCTCTCGACTATGGGAAAACCCATCATTGCCGACGCATGGCGCGGGTAGAAAGAAAACTCAATGGTGGAGGCATATCCCTAACAGTTGGTCACCTGTCAGTGCGTCAAGTAACGGCGTGACATTAAGAAGCAAGGGAGCAATAGGATTCTCTCACAAGGTAACAGGCGGCACTATCACAGCCAAACGCGCAAAGTTTCTAACAATTCCCATCGTGCCAGAAGCTCACGGACTAACGGCGAAGCAATACAGCCGAACCATTGCGCCGCTATTCGTTGTTAAAGGTGTATTGGCACAAGCCGATGAAAACTCACCAACAGGAATAAAGCCTGTATTCGTGCTGAAAAAATCAGTCACACACAAACCGTGGAAAGGTGCATTGCCGCCTGAGAAAACGTATCTCGACGCATTTGCAAAAGGAGCATTGTCTTTGCTTGTTGCCGAGGCTAACAAGTAGTGTTAAAAATAACATTAAAGGTTTTTCCAATCGCGTGATATTTCTCATGCGAAATGGCAAGCGAACTTATCACAGCATCTTTCGAGACGGGAATTGATTCTCTGTCCGAAAGCATCGTGTATTTGCCAGAAGGGCAGCACGAAATCAGCGGGACCGTAAACGGCAAAGCTGCAAAACGGACTGTTACTATTGATGACCGCATCTTGGCATCTTTTGCCGACGATTTGCAGTCTCGCCAATCTCGCAACGTGCGACCATTCGCAGGATTCGACCACAAAGCTGGCCCTGCTTCATTTATCCCGAAAGAGTTCCGCTACGAAAGAGGAGTCGGCTTAATGCTAGACGTTGAGTGGACGCAAGCAGGAAAGAACGCAGTAGAGGGAAAAGACTATTCTTATTTCTCCCCCGCTTTCCTTTTGCGTAACGGGAGACCATCAGGATTGCCAAAGCACGGCGAAATCGGATCACTAGTAAACGAACCAGCATTTGAAGCGATGGAAAAAATCGCAGCATCTCACAACAATAACAACATGGAAAATATCCAACCACTAATCGACATTGGCTTAGTGCCAGCAGACACCGCGCCAGAATTGGCAATCGAACTAGCACAAGCCGCACTTGCTAAATTGAAAGCAGACGCAGCCGAGAACGTGCAAGCCGCAGCGAATCACACCGCTGAACTTGAGACAGTAACCGCAGCACGTGACGCACTCACTAACGAAGTCGAAACGCTCAAGGCATCACTCGCCAAGGTTGACGACGAAGCCGCTGACAAAGCAGTTGCCGAAGCAGTTCTTGCTGGACGTATTCCTGCGCAAGACGAAAAAGCAAAAGCATTTTGGAAGTCTCAAATCAAAGCTGACAAATCTGCAATCGAAATCTTGAACGCAATCGCAACCAAGCCAATCAACGGCGAAGTTGTTCTTGCTGGAAAAACCGAAGGTGAAGCGAAAGAAACTGAACTTGTAGGAATCGCAAAAGTAGAAGCCGCTTTCAAGGCTCAAAAAGAATCTCACTAATCAATCAACTAAAATAATAATATGCCAAACAACCTAACCTTGTTAGACCTTGCCAAGCTCAATGGAGCCGATCCAGTCGTCGGTTTAATTGAGGAAGTCGCCACAGCATCGCCTGAGGTAACAATCATCCCAGCTCGCACTATTCGCGGCACGTCTTACAAGACGGTTGCCCGTAATAGTCGGCCAACTGTTGCTTTTCGACAAGCAAACGAGGGAACTGATCCAACCAAGTCGAATTTCACCGAACGTCTCGTTGAGTGCTTTATTCTTTCCGCTCGTGTGGAAGTTGATAAGGCAGTTGCCAAGGGTTATGAGGATGGAGCAGAGTCACTACAAGCAATCGAAGCCGTAGGTGTTATGCGCGCCGCTCTTTCGACTGTCGGCAGTCAAACCATTTACGGAACTGCATCTGGAGCTAAAGGATTCTTTGGCTTGCAAGAAATGGTGACAGCTTTCGGAACTGAACTTGTAGTAGATGCAGGTGGCACGACCGCTGCAACTGGTAGCTCTGTTTATGCAATCAAAGCAGGCGCGACTGGCGTTCAATACGTTTACGGCAACTCGACCACGTTTGACTTGTCGCCATTCCGTGAAGGTGACGCGACCGATTCAAACAGCAAGCGTTATGCCGCTTACATCGCAGACCTTACTGCATGGATCGGTTTCCAATGCGTAAATAAATACGCTGTCGGACGTTTGAAAGACGCAACCGAAGACAGTGGCAAAGGCGTAACCGATGCGAAAATTGCTGAACTACTTAGCAAGTTTCCAGTAGGCGACCGTCCAACGCATCTACTCATGAATCGTCGCTC